ATGCTTGCCTCGGTCAAATCAGACCAGTCAATCACCCAATCCCGATCCGGGATCATGCCAAACCGTTCAAACCGGTTCAACATCTCCTTGATTGTCGGGCGGCAAAGATTAACCCGACGTGACATAACCGTCTGCGACCATTCGGCGGCGTCTTCTTGACTTGCCCGCTCGCCGTTCTGCATGCCCACCATGATTTTCATCGGCATGCCCCAGCTTGAACAATGCATCTGCAACGGGGTGGCAAAGAAATGCTCGGGGCTTGGCAAAGAAACGTTAATTGGCGTTACCTTCATGCCCTGCGTCATTAAGCTAGCGCCGAAACCCTGTAGAAACTCGCTAACCACTTCATCAAGCTTATCGGCTAACTTGTCCTCTGTGGTATCCATAAATGACGCCATTTCGGATGATACAGCGTCCTTATCAATCTCTAGTGCAAGGGCGGCGCGTGCGGTTTTCCAGAACCCTTCGCCGCCAGCCCCCGCGATCTTTTCCATATCCAAAAGAGAATTATAGCTCGGCTCCAAATCGGACATTGCATTAACGGTGCCGTCCTTTGACCAAATCACAACTCGATCTGGATGCACATTAAACGACCGCTGGTTTCCGTTGCCGTTGGAGCTATTGCCATCAGGCAAAGCCGCCTCATTGAATTGGAACATCTTGGGCTGGCCGTATGTCTCGCTGTCCCTCTCGTCCGATCCCCATTCCGAAACGGTTAATTGCCCCGCCCATGCCGGGATAACCTCTACCAGCGCATCAAGCCCACCGGGAACGCGGCCTACCGGCTCTGTCCACCCCTTATTATCAGCAAGGCGCAGGATAATGCCCGCGTACCCACCAACCATAGACCGTGCATCGGCATCGGATACCTTTTGCCAAAATCGCAAATCTTCCAATCGCTGGCGAATGTCTTTTTCGACTTGGCTTTCGGTGGGTGTTTCGCTTTCCCAAATCTCAGGGTAATCCTGCCACGTTTTCAGCTTGGTTTTTTCAACCGACGCGTGGGCAATCCCGTTGCGGCGATACGTGGCGTAAAGGTCGTGGAATGTTAGCTGGTCAGGGTAGCCATAGTCTGCATAGATATTCCGTTTCGGGTTTACATTGTAAAACCCCGGAAACATCTTTCCGATTGACCGCTGTACGGCATTTGCAATCATTTTGCGCGACAAAGCAATATCCTAAACCTATTTCTGGTTAAAGATACATGCTTTCATGGCGGGTGTAAACTTTTTGTTTGCGTTATGTTCTCTCCAACCAGAAAGCAATTTGCATTTTTTGCAATTTAGGGTATTGACCCGATAGATTTTGTATGCGATGGTGTGTTTATCGAAACAACGAACCAAGGATTAAAGCAATGTCTAAAATTTCATGTAATAGTAATAGTGGATTTCACATCGAATTCGACAACGGATTGACAATATCAGTCCAGTTCGGGCACGGGGCCTACTGCGACAACCGCAACAGCAGTGTTGATGATGTCACCGGAGACTATGATTTTTGCCGAAATGCTGAAATTGCTGTTTTCGATAGTAAAGGAAAATTTGTCCCCATATCTGAACACGATAATGTGGCCGGGCATGTTGATATTAACCACGTTCTGGACTTTATCGTGGTTGTTCGCAACCTACCCAGCAGCGTGAACTGTGATAACTGGCGCGAACACGTTGAGCCAATTTAACCATGGCACGACGCCATCCTTGATCTTATTTATGTTGAAAAGGAATAACCCATGGAGATGGAAATGACGACGAAACCACTTTCACAGCGGTTCATCAAATTAAACGCCGCAGAACTTCAATCTGGTCTCGACAGGATTGATTGGGCCGAACGCCTGATCCTCCAACTTCCAGAGACCCACGAAGGCCGTAGCTCATGGCTCATTAACTACGGCAAAAAGGCTGAAGCACAAGCATTGCGCCAGAAGCGTGACATCCAATTCTTGGATGAAACGAGATCGGCTGAACTGCGCTAACAACAACACCAAAAACCAAGGAAACTGAAATGACCTTCGAACTCAAACCCGGCGACTATATCTTAACATCTGAAATTCCATTCGATAAGCGGCAAGCAGTGATTGACGCGTTTGCGGCGGCTGGAGCAGCGTATTTTGCGTGGGGGGTGAGGTGATGACTAATGAAACAGAAATAAAGCCGGGCGCGGTGTTCGAGACCAAAGCCCTGTTTGTTGATGACGGCACGGACGATTTTTCCGCGTGGCATCCCGGATTCAAAACTGATGGCGAGTATGGGGAAGATCAATGGTGCGACGGGTATGGGCTTGTCGTTCACGAGGTGGTGGCGATTGTCGATCTGCCGAAGCCGTACAAGCCTCGCGTGGCATTTAAGCGTTATTTCGTCCATCCAGACTTTTACCAGACCAAAAATCGGGGGCTGATGTTCTGTGGGCTGGAATCATTTCGTCGCAAAATCATCCCCTACGATGAAGCGCGGAACACTGAAATTATCGCCTATACAAAAGGAAAGTTTCAAGGCTGTAACGGTGAATTCGACTTTGAAACGTGGATGACCGCCTACAAAGCACGAGGTCGCAACCTATGACCGCTTTCATCCACAAACTCACCCGCCCGCTGCGCAAGTGGCTGGCGCATCGAAAGGAGATTTTGTCATGAGCACTGCATTGATAAACGCACTTCGCAGCTACACGCAAGCCGACATGGACGGCACATTCGTTAACGTGCCCCGTCAATCCTGCGAGGAAGTCGCGGACCTGATCGAAAACCAAGCCGCCCTTATCAGCGAACTGGTTGGGGCATTGGAACAGATAGCATGGCATAGCGCATTTGTTCACGGTGCTGCGGGTGATTTCCAGCGGACCGCCAATGATGCGCTAAAAAAAGCCAAGGCCGTGGGTGCATCATGATTATAAAATGGGTTATTCGCGTTATTCTTGGCATATGCCTTCATAATTTCAAATGGCGTGATCCAGAACAAATGACGATCCAAGGAAAAACATCTATGGTGCAAGTGGGCAATTGTAAATGGTGCGGCAAGTGCTATGTTCGTGAAATACGAGCATCGTACATAGACAACTAAAAACATTCACCTGTTGCGAGACTTGATAAACACACCTGCTTTCGGCTTTGGCTTTGCCAACATGAACGCCATCATGACGCTATCAGCAAGATTTGGTGATTTTGTTCCATCCGGGGCCTTGTTTACAACAACCTTTCCTCTTGCGCTTTTCTTATAGGTCGGCTGGCTAAGCTCATTGGTCAGCCGATCAAGATGTTTGCATTGAGGGTTAATCGTGATCAGGTCATCGGCGTTCCAGTCCTTGCCTTGTGTTACCGCCTCGTGTGTGGCCTTAAACCGCTCTCGAAGCATCCACCAGCATTGAGCCTTGAAATTATCGAAGAACTCGCCATTTGTGCGTCCTTCGATAAAAGGCTTATCCTTGTTAATGACCTCCCCGCCACCATGAAATGCCTCCACAGTGATCTTAACGGTTTTCCTGTGTTCGTTTAACGCTCTGGCATCGCCACGCACACCAGCGCCTAGGCCGTCACTGTCATAGATTATTTTCTTGACGCCCCATTCGTCGCAATTATCAAACGCCTTTGACGTGGTGCCGTAAATATCTTCTACAGTTTCCCCATGCCATTCATCAACATCATCGATCATAATGCCGTTTCTAAGCGTCTGAGCGTTGCTGTCCTTGCCAAGATCCGCAACATCTAAAGATGATAGGCGCTCCCCTGTTGGATCAAATCCGATCTTGTCATGCGCCCCTATGGCAGACTGCACCCATGCGCTAGGTATCAGCACGCCATCAATCGATGCGCTAAAGTCAATGTCGATCTCCTGGGCTACCGTTACCGGGTCCAGTATCTCTCGTTGCTTTGCATACCAAGCATCATCCTTGCGTGGATCGTCCCGCCAATGGAACCGGAATGTATCAAATCGGCCAGACAAGACGCGCTGGGCAAAAGGATTAGCCAATCCGTTAGGTGTGCTGATATCAATGCGGCAATTCGTTGTTTGAGATAGCGATGCCTCAACAAGCTGTGGCCGCTCAAGAAATGCGCTTTCGTCGACAAAATATATTGATGCTCTATCGCCACGACCGATCCCGTCACCCGCTTCCCCAACGATAACCGATCCGGTGTCCGGAAACTTGATGCGCATATGTGGATCTGTCACACCAGCCGCAAATCCACCGCGAAATTCTGGCGGCAACAGCTTCATGAACATACGGGCTTTGTAAAACAGGCTTTTCGGTGCGCCAATCTTGTCTACGTATTCCTCTTTGCGACTTCCAAAGCCTATTACTAAATCATTGTGGGTAACGCATAGCACACACGCCAGACCAACAGACAACCAAGACATACCCATATCACGGCTTTTAACTGTGGGGCCGGGCATTTGATCCTTCCAATGACGCATAACCCAATCAACCCACTCTTTCTGCCTCTCAAACAGAATGAACGGGATGATTGACGGCAATTCTCTTTCGATGTTACGGGGATCTGCTGTCATACCCCAATCGCAAATCATCTGCGCGGGGTTGGCCTTGTAGTATGCCATCAGCGCCGGTATCTGACCGGGGTTACTTCTTATGCGCTGCAATCTATCGGCACGCTGGGCGAAAACCAACGAGTAGTCAGGATTGCGGTAATCAAAATTATTCATCACCCATCAAATCTTGATAAGCACGCGCCGCATCTTCTGGCTTCATGTCCGGGTCGATCTTCACAGTTGACCGGCTGGTAATACTTAGTTCTTGTTTTTCTCGCCATTCGTCTGGGGCCATGTTCTTTAGGCCAAAGATAACAAGCGTTGCGTTTCCTTGTCCTGTTTGCGCATTTTTTCGGCCAAGTTTCTCCCACCACGCGGCGCATTTAGCCTTTGCCTTTTTTACGGCTACCGAAAATTCATCGTGATCATCAACCCATTCACCAATTGTTGACCGGGCAACTCCGATCTCGGCAGCGAACGACGTAAGGCTTGCGCCATCCGCCATGTGGGCGATTACCTCGTCACAGTACCTCTCTTTGTACTTACTTGGTCTGCCTACGGGGTTTTTGGTCATATCGCATTGCTTATTTGCCATCACTCTACCTCTATCAGCTCGTCCGGTATGTCTATTTCGTCGCCAATTTTAAACAGAACAACAGCGCGACAAATTGCTGTTAGCGGGTTTTCGTCACATGCCCAATCATGCGATACAACTTCATTACCAGCACAGCATGACACAAAATTTTCATCTGATCGCATATAATCTATCGACATGCAGTATTTCTCCACCAAACGTCCGCCATGCGCCCAATTACTAGATGGGCTGAAATTTTCACCAATAGAAGAAATATCTTTGGTTCGGATTAGGTGAGACCGTACACCTTCATGATCCCACCAAAAAGTTGTCGTTTCAAAAGCGCCGTTCCTGCTTATTTCTGTTGGTTCGCCCCACTCCACCACAGCAACCGCATAATTCAATGCGCGACCGGATAAGCCTGATACGTTAACCTTCATACCTCTTGCTCCGATTTTTCATCTTGTCGTGAATGCGCCGTCAGCCGTTTAATGCTGTCGTTGATTTTATTGGTGTATCCTGTGCCCCCACAGCCATCACAATCAGCATCGCCACCATCTTCTGTGGCTTCTCCGGTGCCATTGCATGTAACGCAAAATTGCGGATGGCACGGAGCGGGAAAACAATCATCCCATTCGCCCTCAATATAACAGTCAATGTCAATAGCCACGCAGTTAATACATTCAAAGTCTTTATGGTATCGCGTTTGTTTTTGATCATTTAAATTGCACATTTCATTTATCCTTCACCGCCAAGAACACGACCTTTGCTTTGTATTCCTCCATGCGTTCACGGTTTACTCCGTCTGCAATTCTATCCCGGCGTTCCCACGTATCTTTAACGTGTTCCATCATGTTTTTCTCATTAATGAAAGCATAGTGGTCGAATGGGTTCGGATTGAACTTTGATGATATGTAGTCAATTTTTTTGACATCACCTAAAAAAACATTTGCACGATCTTCAATTTTATCTCGTCTATTTTTTGGTAATTCGTCTAAAATATCTCCTAGCGTTTTGGTCATTTCAATTCCTCCATTGCGTTATGATGTATCATATCATTTGGTTGGTTTATGTGCAATCAAATCAATTCTTTGTCGCGAAAATTGCCTCAAATATTCCCTTGCTTACTACATCTTTCGCCAGCAATCTCATGCTTTCATCTGATGGCATTCTGCGCGCATCCGACATTCCGTTGCGCCATCCATGCCAATATGCCCGAGATCGATTGTTATGAGGCTCTGGCGCTCCTCTAATTCCGTCACGATACCCATCAACGATTTCATCACTATTAAGCAATTTCAATTCATCAACCGTTGTGACGGGCTTAAATTCAGACATTATTTCCCCTCCAATATGTGCTTTGCATCCATTGCGGCCAACTCACTTAATGCGCGGTCTCGTGCGTGGTCTCGCCTCTCTTTTTCTCGGCTAAAATATTTATGAATGTCCTCTTTGCTCGCAGGATGGTCATCGGGTAGTTGGCCGAAAACGAACGAGGCCCGCTGCATTGCTATTTCGTCCGCTGTCAACGTGCGCTTGCTTGCCTCTAATAGCTTGGAAAGCAATTCCGGGTCTGTCTCTATTTCGCTAATTTCATCCATCACTTATCACCCTTTATGATTATCACGCACCAAATTGTTGCCCAGCACACAATGCATATCGCAGAAAAATCCCAAAATCCTAGCATTAATCCAGCCTATCTATTTTTCGTCAGTTAATTCTGGCTCCTCGTTCACCCACTGCCAATCGACAGGCTGGAAACCATGGTTTGAATACAATACGCGGCGGTCACCTGTTTTGGAATGCACTTGATATTTGTTTACGCCAGTATCTCGAACGGTTTTCCATCGTGAAAAAATACCGAGCATTTTGAAATCTCCTTTACCGGTGCCAGTTACTCGAACCAGTCGTGCGGCACATAAGATCATGGCATTGCTCATGCTCCAATGACATGGCTTGCCCATATTGCGGCTGATCCCCGTTAATGTATGCGTGGCCCTGTATGGAGCCGTCCGTCTTGCAATGCAATGGCCCTTTCCACCATCCCAAAATCCACGTTTTATCTTGGATGTATCGCCCCTTTTCCGTATGCCTTGCTATCTCACGCATTTCCGCACCGGAAACCACGTCAAACGGCATGTCTTGCACGCTTGATAGGTCATTGCACGCCAGCGGGATAGGATCGCCTGTAGACCTGTCAAACGCTGCGTGTTGTCGTCATTGCAGCTATACAGGATAATTGCGGCCAGCAATAGCAGAACCAGAAATGCCGTCATTTTAAGACTTGGCATTACAATTTTCCTTCTTTGATCCAGTCGCTATGAAATATCACACCATTTTTTGTGGTCATTTCAGTAGGAACACCGCGAAACAAAAATCCAACCGTGTGCTTGAAGCGATAAAGAAATCTATAAGCGGCGCAATCAATTGTTTTATATGGGTGACACTCTACTAACTGAGCGATCTTATACATTACGACGAGGTGATAACAGAGATACCCTATTAAAATAAATGATCCCAACGAGGCAAGAACGGCACCTAGTGCGCAGATAGACGCGCCAATCCACCAGAAAATTTCATTGATTAAGATAGGCATTATTTTCCATCCAATGCAGTGGAAATCATTGCGTCGTATGCATCATGAAGCTGCGCAATGTCGCGTTCCATCGGGTCCGCACCACGACACTCCGGCTCTGTTACCTCATCGTAATATCGCACATGACTTTCTGCGCCATCGTATAGCATGTCGTCAGTTGGCTCTCTCATGGCTTCGATGGCGGCTTTGGCTTCTGGGACGTAATATGTCCACATTTTTTCGCGGCCAAAAACTTTGATTTCAAATTCATTTTTTCTGTCTGGATCAGTATCATCCTGAAAGCAAAGCGCCCGAGCAACTCGCTCAATCATGCTAGTCATCACTTTCCCCCATCGCGGCGGCGATCATGGCTGCGTGCGTGTACCAGAATGATGAAGCCGGGGCATTAAATCCACAGTGATCCCGCATGGCATCCGCACCGGCCAGCCTCATTTCCGTGGTCGGCTCTTTCATGGCATCAAGGGCAGCGCGGGCCTTTTCAAACGCTGGCTCAAGCGGAAACGTTTTGTCAGATGTGTCCTTTGCAAATTCGTGATCATCGCCGCAATCAATGCAGTACCGGTATGTTTCTTCGTTTCCCTTGAATTGCATTGGATCAATAGCCCGAGCAACTCGTTCAATCATATTCATCTCTATTTTCCATTCATCGTTGCAACCCAAACATTGGCAATAACCAGAGATCCCCAAAAGGCAATTTTATCACCTGTGAAAAAACATGCTATTGCCAGAGCGAAGAAAAGTATACTAGCACATGTGTGTAAAATTACGTTCATCATTCACCGCATTCCAACGCTTCACGCGCCACGTCTTTAGCGCAACGCAAGATATGCTCAACGTAATCCTCTCGTGAAACATCACACATCGCGCCAGATGGATTGTCTGCGTGCATGTTTTTGATAAGGCGCAGCGCTTCCCGCAGCCGCTCGTTCTCGGCCAAAAGTTCGTGGCAGTTCTCAATATGTCCTGTGCTAACATAATTTGGCCCATCTTGCGCGACGCTTAGAAATTCAATCATTTGCTCACTTGCTTTAGTCATTGATCGTCCTCCACATCAAGGCCGATGGCTTTTGCTGTTCCTCTCCCATCTTCAATCGGAACAATTGCATATTTCTGTGTCATTTCATCAATCCTTGAAAATTGTCTTTTTATCGAATAGCTTCTTTAAAGCATCAGTAGGCTCGTCCGGATTGTCGAGTGCGGCATAAAAACTATCTACCGCATCCGGATGTATGGTGTATACATGATCATCGCATGAACATGTATTATCATCTTCTTTATCGTCACTCATGTCTCAAACCTATTTGCTAACGTTGTTTTTCGGCGGACCAATAACGAAAAAATTGTCACCTGTGTCATTCATATAATAAATCCAATATACAGTCTCGATACCGTCTATTTCATCATCCTTGCTGTCATGATTTACTACGAATTCATAGCCAATATCTGCGCGGTATCGGTCATCGGCTGACCAAATACCATCAGCCTTATCGTAGCGAATATTTACCGCTTCAAATTCGTTCATCACTGATTTATCATGATTGAAAGTTCGAATGCGTACCGTCATTTGTGTTCCTATCCTTTTTTGATGGCGTATTATATCAGTGTTTCGTATGTCTCGCTATAACATTTGACAATCACCTCACCATAAATCGTGCATGCTCACATACTTGGCGGCCTCATACTTCCTAATATACCGCAATATCCTAGCCATGCGGTAGATGTTTTGTCTGGTCATGACATCACCCGATATCCAACTTGTCGCCATTGATGACTGGTTTTTGTATCGCGTCCAACATGTGTTCCAAATTTGCTTGTAGATATTCCATGGTCTCACCTGTCGGATGCTCCGGCCCATATGTGCGATCAATACGGTCACCATCCTTGAAATACACTTCGCAAATCGTGTATGTTCCATCTTTCAGTAAAACGCGATAGTCCCAAGTAATTTTTGTCATGATGCACCCTTCCGGTCGTGTATCCGCAACCATTCCATTAACCGCCGCGCTTCTGGCGTATCTCGAACGGTCATGTCAACTTTTGCGCCATCCTGACCGTAGATAAATCCATTGATTTTCTCAATATTGCACCCCGCAGCCCGGAATGCTTCCCGAAGTTCATTGTGCATTGCTTCGTCGGCGATATCCGAGTGCATCACGTAGTCGCCCTGCTGTAATTTAATCATTGTATCCAACCCCAAAAAGTTCGTCATTGTATCGATCTATTGCAGATTTAAGGGTGTAATATACCCACAAATCTGCGTCTTTCGCCACCTCATATGTCGTAACATTATCAACAGGATTTACGACAATCAGCATTACAACCCCATCCTCAGCCGCAATTCCATGCCGATGTTCAAAGCCAACAAAATCATCAACGCAAATTTCTGTTTTACATTTCATTTCATATTCCTCGCTTGTTCGATTGTTAAAATTCCGTCGCGCATCGCACACATGACAATTTGCGTGGTCCGCATGACCTTTTGTGTTTGACCCGCCTCAATTAGGGATACGGCCCTGTGGCTGATACCCAAAACAACAGCGAGTTCTCTTTGTGACAGGTTAAGCTGTTCTCGAATGGTGGTAAATTGTAATGGCGTCATTTCATATTCACCCATTAATTCTCTTTGTAATCTGAAACTTCTGCAATGGCCTTTTGGAAAACCATACCATTTGCACCAAGCGCATAAAAAATTCCGTCTAAACCGTAACCACCACGCAAACTGCCCGCAACCCAACCCTCGGCTGATTTTCCAGTTTTTGCGATTTTCTGATATTCTTTAAAGGTCATGATCTTCATTCCTTGGTTAATGTTTCGATAAAGCTACCTTACCACAAATCAAGCAGGTTGCAAGAAGTTTATTCGGTTAATCGCCATCATATGCAAGATTGCTGAAACGCTGCCGGTCTCCATTGAAAGCGCATCTGACTGACCCAACCTTCCCGCGCCGGGCTTTGCCAATGATAACATCAGCGGTCCCTTGAACCTCATTTAACCGCGATTGCCATCTGGCATACCGGTCTGCAAATTTGTCTTGCGCCTCGTCATTGCGGCGGGATGGCTCTGCGCGCTCCAAGTAATATTGCTCTCGATAAACAAACATAACAACGTCTGCATCCTGCTCAATTGCCCCGCTATCGCGCAAATCTGACAGCATGGGCCGCTTATCCTCTCGCTGTTCTACCTGCCGTGATAGCTGCGATAAAAGGACAATGGGGATATTCATTTCCTTAGCCAAGGATTTCAGACCTGCCGTGATCTGGGCAACCTTCAAATCATGCCGCTCGCCCGCTGCCTCGGATGATTTCATAAATCCAAGGTAATCGACTACAATCATTTTAAGGCCAACCTTTCGCGATACCCTCCGCGCCTCGCTCCTAATGCGCGCTACCGTTGCACCTGATCGGTCATCAATCACCATTTTTGAAAATCGCATACGATCCGCGTATTCGTGCAATCTCTGGAATGTCTCTTGGTCGATGTTGCCTTGCACGATATCCGAATATGAAACGTCCGCAACATTCGCAAAAATACGCTCTACAAGTTGGTGTTTCGACATTTCCAGACTGAA